ATACAAATTTAAACACATCTCCAACTGCGCCTAGGGCTCTTATGACTGTTTGTATTGCACCAGAGGCAAAACCAATAAATGCACCAGCAATGGCTCCAATGATAGGGATAACTATAGAAATAACATCCCCGATGCCGCCAATTAGACCTCTTAGTCCTTCTCCTTCATCGAATACCTTTTTAAAAGTGTCTGTTATATCTTTCCAAGCTTCGTTAAATACATTTAATACTCCATCTATCAAAGACTGCAAAGCATTTCTTAAACTTTCACTGTTCTGATAAAGAAGAACAAGTATTCCTATAACAAGTCCTACAATTCCAAGACTTCTTAAAAATGCTTTACCTACAAAATCAATGCCATATGTTAAAAATACTAATTCTTGTCTTAGTTTTAATACTGCTCCAGTAGCTGGTCCAGAATAGTTACCAAGCCCTCTTAAACCAATATCAATAAACTTAGTTACATTTAGAAGAGCTCCACCAACAGCTTCACCGTAAAACCTAAAAGCGCTAATTGCTAACCCACCAGCAGCGCTAATAGCCAATAAACCACCTGTGACACCAAGTAAAGCTCGTCCAAATGGATTATCTAGTATAAATACTAATCCTTCTATAATTGTAGCTAATGTGTTAAAGAATATAACTATTGCTTCAGAGCTAGTAATAACTGCTGTTAATTTTGCAATAGCAACTATTAAATTACCAAGAGCGCTTAAAGCTCCACCTTCCTGTGAAAGATTTAATCCTATTTCATTAAATATCAGTACTGCCTCTTCTAGAGAAGCTAAAAATTCCGCAAACCCAGGGGAAGCAGCAATTTGTATCATTCCTAGACCGATAAGTCCTACTATTTCTAGTATTTTTGTAAAGTTCTCAGTTAGTGTTAGCAGGAATGTTTGTAATTCTCCACTTTCACTTAGAGCTTTAGTTGTTGTTTCCCATCCAGCAGTAATATCTTTAAGCCAAGTAACAAAATATTCTCCAGAGCTTCCCGGTCCTACGGAAGCAGCAATTATTGTCCCGAGGGCGCTAAATGCATTTCCAAATGCTTCTCCAAGACCCCTTACAATATCTGTAGCATCTTTATAAATTTGAGCAAGTTCTCCAGTAGATTCTTTTAGCTCTACTGTTCTTTGAAATGCTTCTGCTTTTTTCTTAAGAAATTCAGCAAACTCGATAGTGTACGGCGTAAACTCTGCTTGAAGAGTTATATATGCAGAAGATAGAGCGATTAATGCTTTTCCTAAAGCATCAATAATAGGAGTAAATGATTCAAATAAAGTTTTAATTTCTTCTACTTTTTTAGGAGTAGTAAATGCTTCTGCAAACAGTAAAGAAAGTTCTCCAAGTTTTGCTGCAATGTTTATAAGATCTTCTTCTAGAAGAGGTAGATAAGTTTCTACAAGAAGTTTTACTGCCTCTGTGAACTTAGGAAAAAATGCTTCTTGAAGTTTTTTGCGAAGCTCTTCAAAAGCTTCTTTTAGACTAAGAATATATTTAACAAAATCTTGGGCAGCTGGAGAAAGTTTATCTAAAGCAGCTGCAAAATCATCAATCCCTGTAGGTTTTTGTGCTTCCTCTAATGCAGCTGTAGCATCTTTAAGCTCTCTAGCTGCTAGCTCTAATGCTCTAGCATTTTCCCTATCTATCTCTCCGCCTTTTTTCAATCTTTCTCTGGCGGCAGTTAATTCTTCTACAGCTTCTCTATAAGAAATTACTGATCTCTCAGCATCTATTAAAGAGTCTGCTTCATTCTGTTGAGCCTGTACAAGACGCTCTTGAGCAGCTATAACTCTTTCGTTTCCATCGACGCCTTCACGATTTGCTTTTGTATTTGCTTTGCGAAGATCGTTATTTTTGTCAATTGCTCTGCGAAGATTTAGATCTGCTTCAGCAAATGCAAGTTCAGCTTCACGGCGTGCACGGGAGTTAGGTGGAAGATCTTGAACACGCTGTAGAGAGTCACGAGCTTTTTCAAACTCAAGTCGTGCCTTCTTTTCAGAGATAACTCCACCCTCAAGTTCAAAACGAAGTTGCTGTATAGCTTCTTTAGCATCTTCACGAGCCTTAGTTACATCTTCTAGAGCTTTTTCAGTTCCTCTAATTGCATCTCTATAACTTCTTTCAGCTCTTTCTACAGAAATAGCAGCGTCAGCCACCGCTTGAGAAGCATCAGATTCTGCTTCTACAGCTTCTGCTTTTCTTTTAGCATTATTTCTTATAGTTTCGTTGTAATTATATAAAGCATCATTTGCTCTATCTGTAGCTGCTTTAATTTGTGCAGCTTGAGCTGCAGCATTTTGTCCAACTTTTGCCCCAGCTTGTATAGCTTCTGTTACTCCACCGAATGCAGCTCTAAGAACTCCTGCCGCCGCCGCTACTGCTAAAAATGCGCCAGATAAACCTAATAAAGCTGGAGTTGCTCCACCTGCTATAGCAACTAAAGACCCTAAACCTCCTACTACACCGCCAATAACTCCACCAAGAGCAGTTAAACTAGCAGCAAGCGTATAACCAACTCTAGCTAAAGATAAGAATTTTTCTCGAGCTACAGTAAATCTATCTACATCAGCTTGGGATAAAGATCTTCCAAATAAAGAAGCTACATCCCCACTGCTTCTTCTAAATCCTCTACTAAACCCAGCGCCAGCGTCTGCACCAGCACGCTCGCCTATTCTTTCAGTACCATCAAACGATCTTTGTATGTCGTTTTTTACGCCAGTAGTGATGGCACGAACAATTATCGATGCCTCTCCTACAACTGCCATGCCATCACCTCCTAACGCTCTAGAGGGGCGTCTAAATTATCCCCGAATGGTTTGACTAGATCTGGGTTGAAGTCCGTCGGTGGGAAATAGGACTTTGTAGGTTCCTTTAAAGGATCTACAGGGACAATAGGATCTTCAAACCCAGAAGCGGTAGGGTTTTTATATCCAGTACTTTGTCCAAACTTAAACTCTTTTTCGTAAATGAGTTTATATAGAATAGCTCTAGACTTATCACGAGCTTCTGCATGTTCTGCAGAGTCGACTTTAAAATCTTCTTCCATGTAATAATGCAAGACATCAAGCATGTCTGACATATTCATCTCAGTTAATTTCAATCCGTTCACCAGAGCTTTTCCATTTATGTACGGCCAGAGTTCTACTGCCCACTCAGCGAGTGCTCTGGCCCCTGCGTAGGGCGGCCTGAATACTGTTCTACTAGCCAAGCAGTGATTGCTCCAAGTGTTTCCACAGTTACAATCTTTTCTGAGTCTTCAATTAATGCGTTGAATCTTGCATAGCTCTCTTTTGTTAGAGCTTTAGAGAAAATATCTCTTACAGTTTCAGCTGCGTCTGTGCTATCTCCACTTCCAGCTTTAGCTGCAATATCGAGAATTACACTTCCTTGAAGGTTTTTTACACACTCAAAATCTTCTCCATGAAGTTTGAATGAAATTGGTTCAGAGTTTAGGTTCTCTCCTGAACCAAAATCTTTGAATCGTGTTGTCATCGGTTTTCCTTATCTGTCGTTGGTTTAATTATATCTTGGCTTTTAAAGCATTACTTAGATATTTATTTGCTTCAGTGCCTGGATGTTGAACCGCATGGGTATAAACAATCCGTCCACGAGAAGCAAACCTAAGCATCTTTCCACTTTTTGGAACGATAGTCCTACGCGGTGTGCCTTCGTGATGCGCTAATGCATAATCTAAAGTAGAACCTACCCAGATATATTGTGCTCTTAGGTCTCTCATATGTCTCATATGAAGAGAATTTCTAAGCCTTCCAGTTCTTACTCCAACTAGTGCTCTAGCTACAGTAAGAATTTCTGTACCTTTATCTTTTAGAAATCTTCCAACTTCCCCGTTAGGGTTGTTAAGAAAATTATCTAAAACTGCATCGTAAAATTTAACTTTAACCATTATGGGACCGCCATAGTTATAGTCATAGTTACGGTTTGAAACCCGCCCTCTGGAGAGTTGGTTTCTACTGTTGCAATAACGCCAAGACCAAAATTTGCTGGATCCCATTGGTCCAACTGTCTTGCACTATCCAACAGAATCCATGCGTCATATGCTGATATCTCAGAAGAGTCTTGAATTGCATCAGCTGAAGGTGCTCTACCGTTTTGCCCAACTGTAGGTACCTCACGAGAAATTTGAACTAAAAGAGTTGCAGATCTAGGATCATTGCAACGGCGTGGAGTTGTTGCTTCATCTCCTGGAGATCCTATATACATCTGTAGCATTGTTACTACAACCTGCTCACAATCTACTGCAGGAGCTCCTAAAGTCCAATATCTTCTTCCAGGTAACGGCATCGTGTAAGAAGTGTATGTTGCTATAACCGCATTTAATACATTTTGCATTAAATTAGCTAAATTTTTAGCATCAGGAGATACTGTTGCTGGATTTATATCTAAGCCCATTTGTCCTCTTGTCTCTTGGTTCTACAATTACACAGTATATATTGGAATAGTTCTCTCACCGAGGTGAGTGATGATGTTGCTAGATAACAAATGTACAACTTCGTCTACCGCTGGGTTTGCAAGACTTGGTCTTACAGCATACATGTCTAAAATGCCTGGATCACGAGGTCCTATTACATCTAATACTTGCTTGTAAGTGCAACTAAATCTAACGGTGTTTTCAGTTCTATCTATAGAAGCTGCATTAGGTATTTCTACTGTTTTATTATTGTTTATATCTGAAAAATCAATTTGAATGGTCCAGTTGTTGTCCGAGTCTATAAAATCTCCATTTATTTCAGAGAAATAATAAAGATTAGATGCTCCATCAGCAGTAACATAAATATCAAATGCGCTAAGTGGGTAAAGTGGAGATGCACCTGTAATACGGCGAGCACGAGGCTGGTCTGGGCTAAAGACACGAGCACGAGCACGAGCTTTATCTGGATTAGCAGTTTTTAGAAAAAGATCTACTGCATATAAACCAGTTTTTAGCTCATCAATAAAATCTTGATTATCAAGTATTGTATAAGAAACGCCTTGACGAGAAACAGCTGTAACTCTTTGTGGAAGGGCACAAGTGTCATCACCTTCATAAAGTTTTACTAGCTCTGAGGCGAGAAGTCTTGCTGCAGCACGACCAGCAGTTGGAGGTTGAGTCCCATATGTGTAAGTGACTTCTACTTGAGAAGGGGACCATCCAGCGCCAGGTACACCTAGAATAGTTGAATGATCTGATAAATAATACTTACTTGGGTCAATAATATTTCCGTCAAGATCACGAAGAGTGTGAATCTTAACTACTTTACGACCACGAAGTCGAACACGGGAGTTTGCTGATGTTCCATCCCCTTGGAAATCATCATCTGCATAACGGTTAAAACCGCCAGATGCAATATTTACAATGTTTCCGTCTACTAAAACTGGTGTATAGGTAAGGCTTGATCCACCTGAGCGAAGGTATGGATCGTATGAAGATACATAACGCTCTGTAACAGTTGTAATCCCACTATATTTACGGCCAGACATGGCCCAAAGAAGATAAGAAGCTGTCTTACAAGCTTCATAAGCATAATCGGACGAAGGGGTGTCTAACTCTTCTGGTGTTACCCATAGGTTGCTCATGAAATCACCTCGTCTCTAAGAAGAAAAGGCGGGCACAAGACCGTAATGTAAACATCGGCTCATGCCCGCCCTTCTTATGGAATTAAGCGGTTGGATCCTCAGTTGACGCAATAATAAAGTCGACTGGAAGATCTGCGTTGTACTCCTCGTTACCTGGAACATTGTATGAAGATGTTGACCCTTGTGAGGCAAAATCTGTCACTGCAAGGTATCCACGGTTACGCAATACTGATCCTGCTGGGCTAACAGCTGCAGATGTTACATCTCCAGTGTCTGGCTTTGCATAACGGAATGTTGTTGCTGTAGGTGTAGCTGTAATTGTGTAAGTTCCGTTGAATGTTGCATCTACGCCACTTACTGTCACGCTTTGACCTACTTCATATCCATGTGCTGAACCTGTTGTTAGCGTTGCAACATTTGATGTTAGAGCTTTGTTGGTTACGGTCTTTGTAGACTCGTCAAACCAGCGATAGAAGCCCTTTAGACCTGATGGTGCCCATGTTGCACGAGCGTATGAGTATGAACGCTCAGTTGCTACAGGGAACTCCCAGCGGCCATCTAGGCCAGCAGCGAAGGCAACATTGCCTAGGCCATAACCTTCAAATGTTGTTGCAAGCATTCCATTTTCAATTACACGGTCTCCGCTTTGGCGAAGCTTGACATATGGGAATACCCAGTGGAAGTAAGGGTTGGTTGCTGCACGACGACCATCTGCTACAGCAAATGACCATACTTCTAGTGCTATGCCATTACCTGTTGGGTCATCGCCAACGGATGGTGCGGCCCAACCGATTGACTTGTTATCTGGTGATGCAAATGATCCGTAGTTCTTACGGAGCAGCAAACCACCAGAGATTAGTTGTGAAAGTTCTGTGTCTGGTTCGCAAATTGCGAGTTCCATTGTGATTCGCTTTAGAGTGTCAGGCGCCTTGTATGATACACATACAGTGCCGTCTGCTGACTTCTCTACAATTTCGTCACCCTCTTCATATTCAGGGGTGAAGGAAGCGCGGAGGAACGCCGAGGTTGTGTAGCTGTCTCCTGCCCCATTGAGCAGATTTCCAGCGGCGTCCAGTCTGGTGACTCGGATCGCCACACCTTGGACGCTAGCCGCAAAGTCCTG